GGTGCGGGGACTTTCGAAAATCGTTTTGCGAAAGATACGGCAGGGATGGGATGAAAAAGGCAAAAACGGATGGAGATAATCACATTTACGCCTATTACCAGCAAATTAAAGACGGCTCTATTGTAGTTGGGCGCTGGGTGCGGCTGATTTACGAATATATCATCGCCGGGCTGGAAAACCGGGCGTTTTTCTTTGACCAGCGCAAAGCAAACGCCGCTATTGAGTGGATCGAGGGCCATTGCTTCCATACCGAAGGCCCACTCGCGCCGGGGCCGCTGAAATTGGAACTGTGGCAACGCGCTATGTTTTCAGCCGTGTTCGGAATCGTGGACGAAAACGGCCGGCGGCAGTTTCGAGAGGTGCTGCTTGTGGTTGCGCGCAAAAACGGTAAAAGCCTTGTTGCCGCCGCCGCCGGGAATTACACTTTCCGCGTTGACGGCGGGTATGGCGCAAAGGTGTTTTGCCTCGCGCCAAAGCTGGAACAAGCCGACATCATCTATAACAACATATGGCAGATGATTACGCTCGATCCAGAATGGCAAGAGGAAAAAGAGATTGCCGATGAAAAGGACATGCACAACAAACGAATCAATGATAATTCAATGGTTGCGCGGCATCGGCAAACGGATTTGGCGATACCCGGCACAAACAGCACCGTCAAAAAAATCGCCTTTTCCGCGAAAAAGTCAGACGGCTTCAATCCTTCCCTTTGCATCTGCGATGAAATCGCCGCGTGGGAAGGCGACAAGGGCTTGAAACAGTATGAAGTCATGAAAAGCGGCATGGGCGCGCGGCCAGAAGCGCTTCTGCTTTCGTGCACCACATCCGGCTATGTGAATGATTCGATTTACGACGAACTGGTCAAACGCGCAACGCGATTCCTTCTGGGTGACAGCAAAGAACGAAAGCTGTTGCCTTTGCTTTATATGATCGATGATGTCGAAAAGTGGAACGACATCAATGAATTGCGCAAAAGCAATCCGAATTTGGGCGTTTCAATTCCCGTCGATTTCATGCTTGAAGAAATCGCCGTTGCCGAGGGTAGTTTGAGCAAGCGCGCGGAATTCATGACGAAATACTGCTGCATTAAGCAGAATTCTTCTTTGGCTTGGCTTTCCGCGCAGACTGTCGAGCGCGCAAGCGGGCCGGCGCTTGATCCGGAGGAATTCCGAAACAGCTATTGCGTGGGCGGCCTCGACCTATCCCAGACGCGCGACCTCACCGCTGCAACGGCCGTGATTGAGCGCGGCGGGGAACTGTATGTGCTGGCTAAATTTTTCATGCCGGCAGAAAAAATCGACGAGGCCACACAGCGCGACGGCGTGCCGTATAACATCTATATCCAGCGCGGGCTGTTGCAGCCGTCCGGGGATAATTTCGTCGATTACCACGATTGCTACCAATGGTTCGTCGATCTGGTGGAGAAATACGAGATTTTCCCGCTGCAAGTGGGGTATGACCGATATTCCGCACAATATTTGGTGAAAGACCTGGAAATGTACGGGTTCCACTGCGACGACGTGTTCCAAGGCGAGAACCTGTATGGCGTGATCCAAGAAACGCAGGGGCTACTGGAGGACGGGAAAATCCACATCGGCGATAATGATTTGCTTAAGATGCACTTGCTGAACAGCGCAATCAAAATGAGCACAGAGCGCGGGCGCGGCAAGCTGGTAAAGGTCACGCCGGCGGTACACATCGACGGCGCCGCCGCTTTGCTTGACGCGATGACCGTTCGGCAAAAATGGTATGGAGAAATCGGCGAACAGCTCCAGAATAATTGAGGTGGTAGGCTTTGGGACTCTTTGACAGAATTTTCGGCAATCGCCCGAAACCGCGCGGCGATTACAAAGGCGTATTCCGTATGCTGGACGGCTACACCCCGCATTTCACCAACCGCGAAGGCGGGGTATATGAATCCGAACTTGTGCGCGCGGCGATCCACGTTCGAGCGACGCATATGTCAAAACTCCACGTCGAGACGATGGGCGCGGCGCGGCCGGCGCTGCAAAACAAACTTAAGCACGGCCCGAACGAATTCCAGACGTGGAGCCAGTTCATGTACAGGCTTTCGACGCTGCTTGACGTGCACAACACGGCATTCGTGACGCCGATACTGGACGAATACGGCCAGCCATCCGGAATTTATGCGCCGCTGCCGCATCGGTGCGAGGTGGTGCAATATGGTGGCCAGCCGTATTTGCGCTATGAGTTCTCGAACGGGCAGAAGGCCGCGATTGAACTAGAGGAATGCGGCGTGCTCACCAAATTCCAGTATCGAAGCGACCTTTTCGGCGAAAGCAACCACGCGCTATTTCCCACGATGGATTTGATACACATACAGAATGAGGGCATCCGGGAAGGCGTAAAAAGCGCGGCAAGCTATCGCTTCATGGCGCAGGTTTCCAACTTTTCTAAGGCAGAAGACCTCGCCAAGGAGCGAAAGCGGTTCACCGCTGAAAACTTCTCTTCTGAATCCGACGGCGGCGGCATGCTGCTATTTCCGAACACCTATACCAACATCAAACAGATTGACGTCAAGCCGTGGGTGGTGGATGCTGAACAGATCAAGGCGATCAAGGATAACGTGTTCGATTATTTCGGTGTGAACGAAGAAATCCTGACCAATCAGGCATACGGCGATAAATGGGCGGCGTTTTACGAGGGCGTGATCGAGCCGTTCGCAATCCAGTTCTCAGAAGTCATGACGAAGATGCTATTCACATTCCGCGAACAGTCGCAAGGGAATTACGTGATGGCGACGGCAAACCGGCTGCAATATATGAGCAATGCCGACAAACTGCATGTTTCCGCGCAGATGGCTGACCGCGGATTGATGACCCGTAATGAGATACGGGAAATCTGGAATTTGCCGCCTCTACCCGATCCGCTAGGCAATCAACTGCCCATTCGCGGCGAGTATTACAACGTGGGAGATGAAACCAATGGAACAGACAAAACGGGAGATTCGAGCATTTGAATTTGATGTCCGCGCTGAACAAAACGAACGGCACGGGCATTTTCTTTCCGGCTGGCCGATTGTGTACGGCTCGAAAACTGATATGGGCTGGTATGACGAAATCATCGAGCCGGGCGCGCTGGCGACAACGGATTTGCGCGATGTGCGATTCCTCGTGAACCACAACACCGACATGATTCCGCTTGCGCGCAGCCGGAACAACAACGAAAACAGCACTATGCAGATGACTGCCGATGATGACGGCATGATGATACGCGTTGACCTCGACACCGAAAACAACGCGGAAGCAAAAAGCCTTTATTCGGCTGTTGAGCGTGGCGACATCACCGGAATGTCGTTCATGTTCTCCACCGATAAAGATAGCTGGGATAACCTAGAAAGCGAACATCCGACGCGGCACATTCGATCCATCGGCCGCGTGTTCGAGGTATCCGCTGTGACGTTCCCGGCATATGCTGCGACCTCGATACAGGCCCGCGATATGTCCGAAGCGCTGGATAGCGCGCGGGCATCGCTGGATAGCGCAAAAGCGGAAGCCCGGAAGATCGAGCGGCGGAAGCAGAAAATCAAAATCCTGACGGAGGTATTGTAAATGGAAATCAAAGAAATGACCATCACGCAGCTTGAAGAGCGCCGCGCGGCGATTCCGTCCGAACTGGATGCGGAAGACGCCGATCTGGATGCTCTGGAAGCTGAAGCCCGCGCCATCAACGCGGAGATGGAAGCCCGCAAAGCCGCCGAACAGAAGCGCAACGATATTCGCGCGTCTGTGGCCAGCGGGGCCGGTACTGTGACCGAAAAAATCAAAGAGGTGGAGAAGACCATGACCATTGAGGAAATCCGCAAGGATAAGCGCTATATTGACGCTTATGCCAACTACATCAAGAGCGGCGATGACCGCGAGTGCCGCGCCATCCTGACCGAGACCAACCCCGCAAGCGTGGTAGGTTCCGGCCCGGTTCCAGTCCCTGTGCTGGTTGACGAGATCGTCCGCACCGCGTGGGACAACGATGAGATTCTGTCCCGCGTGCGCCGCACCTATTTCCGCGGCAATCTGAAAGTCGCTTTCGAGCGTTCCGCCACCGAGGCTGTGGTGCACACCGAAGGCACTTCCGCCCCGTCAGAGGAATCTCTGGTGCTGGGCATCGTGACCATGATTCCGCAGAATATCAAGAAGTGGATCAAGATTTCCGATGAGGCCGTGGCCATGGGCGGCGAGACCTTCCTGCGCTATGTCTATGATGAACTGACCTATCAGATCATCCGCAAGCTGGCCGCCGCTGTGGTGGGCGACATCGCCGGAGCTGGCACTACGAACACCGCAACCGCCATCGGCATTCCGAAGGTGAGCGTTGCGCCCGGCCTGACCACCATTGCCACCGCCGCCGGCAACCTCACCGACGAAGCGCGGAACCCTGTGGTCATAATGAACAGGCTGACCCACGCGGAGTTCTACGCGGCTTACGCGGCTGCTGGCTTCGCCATCGATCCGTTCATGGGCTTCACTGTGGTTTATTCTGCCGCCCTGCCCGCGTATTCCACCGCATCCGAAAATGCGGTCTATGCCATTGTGGGCGATCTGGAAGGCGCGCAGGTCAACTATCCCGAGGGCGAAGGTGTTGTCATCAAGTATGACGACCTGACCGAGGCGGAGGCCGATATGGTCAAAGTGGTTGGCCGTCAGTATGCCGCCCACGCCGTCACCGCGCCGGGCCGCTTTGTGAATATCACCAAGCCCGCCGCCGTAACGACCTGATGAAAGTAAAGCTGCTTCGAGATCAGCGGATCCCGCATAAGGCCGGGGAGATCGTAGAGGTCTCCCCAACTGTTTGCGATTTCCTGCTCTCCACTCATTCGGCGGTAGTGGAGACGGCCCACAATCCGCCTATACCGAGGAAGGGAAAGAAAAAGAATGAAGTTGCTGATCGGGATTCCGACTCATGATTTCATCCATGTCGAGTTCGTCAAGTGCCTCATGGCGCTGCTGGATCAGTTGAAGCGCGACGGCGTTGACTACACGCTCGACATTGATTCCGGGACGCTGGTTTACATCGCCCGCGAACGCATCTCAAATAAGGCCATAAATGATGGATACAGTCACGTCCTATGGTTGGATTCTGATATGGTCTTTCAACCCACGATCCTTGATGACCTCATGTTCAGCGGCAAGTCATTTGTGACCGGCGTATACCACGCCCGCCGCAAGGGGCATGCCTCGTGCATATTCAAGGTCATAGACATCCACAAAGGCGTGGAGCGGTTTGAGGAATACCCGAACGAGGCTTTCCGAATTGCCGGGTGCGGGTTTGGGTGCGTGCTGATTTCTACCGACATCCTCAAAACGGTCGCACTCAATAAAGGCCCGTGTTTTTTGCCTATGGCGGGATACGGCGAAGACCTTGCATTTTGCAAGCGAGCTACCGAAATGGGTTTTGAAATCTGGTGCGAGCCATCTGTGGTATGCGGCCACATCGGGCATATAGCCATCTACCCGGAGGATTATGAGCGCTGGAAGACCACGATACAAGGCGACTATGTGAGGTGAGCTGAGGTGCTTGACGCCGTAAAAATGGCGCTCCGAATCACAACGGACGCCTTTGACGCGGAAATATCCGCGCTAATCGCAGCGGCCTTGCTTGATTTGGGCGTAGCGGGCGTGACGAATACCGCCACCACCGATGCCCTAATCCAGATGGCCGTAATCACATATTGCCGCGTGCATTTCGGCGAGCCGGAGGACTTCGAGCGCCTCAAACGCTCCTACGATGAACAGAAGGCGCAGCTTGGCATGTGCACCGGCTACACGGAATGGGGTGCCGCTATTGGATAGGTCGGATGTGATAAGCCTAGTGGCCTATTCGCAGATTCAAGATGCGTTCGGCGTGTGGCGGGATGTGCCAACATCGCGCCGCGTGTTCTGCAAGGCTGATAGCGTCACCCAATCGGAATTTTTCAACGGCGGGCAGAATGGGCTAAAGCCGGAATGGCGTTTTACACTGTTTTTCGGCGACTACGGCGGGGAACGAACGGTGATCTACAACGGCACGACGTACAGCATCTATCGCACATATCGTGCGGCGACTGACATCATGGAGCTGTACGCCGAACGGAAAGCGGGCGTGAACGATGGCACGGAAAACGGCGATTGACAAACTGAATACCACCATCGAAAAGATCATCAACGAATACGCCGAAACGGTGCAAGCTGATCTTGGCGAAATCGCAAACAAGATCGGAAACGCGGGCGTAACTGCCCTACGCGCAAAAAGCCGTGAGACGTTCCCGCGCGGAACGGGCGAATACGCAAAAGGCTGGAAAAAGAAAGTGGACGTCACGCGAACTAGTGTAAGCGTAACGATCTACAACGTAAATCCGAGCCTTCCGCATCTGCTCGAAAACGGGCACGCCACGCGCAACGGCACCGGGCGCACGTTCCGACGCACGCCGGGCCACCCGCATATTGCACCAGTTGAGGCCGAACTGGTACAGGCATTTGAGAAGGAGGTAATCAGCCGGCTATGACGCTCCAAGAAATATCAAGCATGGTCGAAAGCATCGGCCTTCCGTATGCCTACTATCAGTTTTCCAAAGAAAGCCCCGTTGTGCCGCCGTTCATCTGCTTTTTTTACCCCAATAACGACGATCTGAAAGCGGACAACATCAACTATTCCAGTATCAACGCGCTTTCAATTGAGCTATACACCGACGAAAAGCGATTTGATTTGGAATCGGCTGTGGAATCCGCGCTGACCGCCAATGGCCTTGCGTACAGCAAGGAGGAATCCTACATCGATACGGAACGAATGTTTCAAATCGCTTACGACATGGAGGTAGTTATCAATGGCTGAAAACAAGATCAAGTATGGTCTGAAAAACGTGTACTATGCCATCGCCACCATCGCGGCAGATGGCACGGCCACCTATGGCGAGCCGGTTGCATTTCCGGGCGCGGTGAGCTTGTCCCTTGATCCGCAGGGTGAAAACACGCCCTTCTATGCGGATAACATCGCCTATTGGATCGGTGTTGGCAACACCGGCTATTCCGGCGATCTAGAGATTGCCCGCGTCATCGATCAGTTCAAGACTGACGTGCTGGGCTACATCAAGAGCGGGAACAACCTGCTTGTGGAGGATATGAACGCGGAAGCGGTTCACTTCGCCCTGCTGTTCCAGTTTGAGGGTGATGTCAAGGCGACGCGCCACGTCATGTACAACTGCACCGCCACTCGGCCCAGCGCGGCGAGCACCACCAAGGGCGAAAGCATCGAACCCCAGACGGAAACGATCACGATCACCGCGACCTCTGTTTACAACTCTGCGCTTGGAACCGACATCGTGAAGGCCAGCACCGGCGAGAACACCACCGACACCGTGTACGAGGCGTGGTTCGACGCTGTGACCATCCCGACGGCGGCGGCTACGACCTGATAGGAGGATAAACATGTATAAAGTTGTGAAGGTTGGCGAAAAAGAAGTTCCGATGCTCGCGATGGCATCGGCGAACATCTATTTCAAGCGCGTGTTTGGGCGCGATCCCATCGCCATGCAAGCCGACGGCGAAATGTCCATCGGGGACAACATCAACTTTTGCATGGAGATGGGCTATATCATATCTACTATGGCCGATGCCAAAGGCGACCGGGCGAAGCTGGCCGCGATGAACGAAGACGGCTACCTCGAATGGCTCGACCAGTTCGACACCGCCGCGCTTGTCGCCGCCGCGCCGGAAATCGCCGCCGTTTACAACGGCCAGAATGCGAGTGCGTCCGTCCCAAAAAAAGCGGACGCCTAACCGAAAGGCAGTATAATACGGCTGTATTTATGCTGCGCTGTATCGAGGTCGGGTTGACGTTGCCCGACCTCGATTTTTTGGAATATGGCGAAGCAACCGACGTCATCATTGAAAAGGGAAACGATAGCTGTGAATACAGGCAGCTTGCAACACAAGAGGATTTCGACAAATTTTAGGCAGGTGAAAGCCGATGCCCAGCACGAGCCGCATTGCCGGCATCACAATTGAACTAGGAGCGGATACCAAAGGATTTATAAAGGGCGTCCGCGACATCGACAAAGAAATCAACAAAACTCAAGGCACGCTCAAAGATATTAATAAGCTGCTGAAGTTCGATCCCAAGAACACCGAACTACTATCGCAGAAACAGGGGCAGCTAAAAAACGCCATCGATCAAACCAAAGAGCGTTTGAGGCAGCTTAAAAGCGTATCAAAAAGCAGCCTGAGCACAGAAGACTATGATGCCCTTCAGCGCGAAATCATTGATACCGAAAATGATTTGAAGCGTATGAAGGAAGAATACAAAAAGATCGGCAATATCAATCTCGCCGCGGTTGGCGACGCGATGAAGAAAATCGGCGCGGGCGTGGTCGAGGCGGGTAAGGCCGTGACGGAGCATTTGCTGATCCCGCTTGCAAAAGTGGGCGCGGCAGCGGCGGCGGCTGGTACGGCGGCGGTGGTATCGCTCACCAAATCGGCAACGGAAGCATTCGCGCAGTATGAGCAGCTCGAAGGTGGCGTGCAAACGCTGTTCGGCGCGGGCGGTAAATCGCTGGAGGAATACGCTGCTTCGGTCGGGAAATCCGTTGATGATGTAGCGGACGAATATAATAGCCTTATGGGAGCGCAAGAAACCGTGCTCGCAAACTCTCAAGAGGCGTGGCGCACAACCGGCCTATCCGCGAACGAATACATGGAGACGGTTACGGGCTTTTCTGCGTCGCTGATTTCCGCGCTCAAGGGTGATACGGAAGCGGCAGCTGCACAGGCCGATAAAGCTATGATCCAGATGTCCGACAATGCTAATAAGATGGGCACGGACATTGAGAGCATCAAAAATGCCTATCAGGGATTCGCAAAAGGCAATTTCACGATGCTTGATAATCTCAAATTGGGTTACGGCGGCACGAAGACCGAAATGCAGCGGCTCTTAAAGGACGCTGAAAAACTCCAGAAGCAGCAAGGCAAAAACGTAAAATACAGCATCAACAATTTCAATGACATAATCGAGGCAATCGGCGTGGTGCAGGATGAAATGGGCATCACCGGCACGACAGCGGCAGAAGCGGAAAAGACGATTGAAGGATCGCTAAACGCCACGAAAGCGGCGTGGCAGAATGTGCTCGTTGCATTCGCCGGCGGCGGCACCGACATTAAATCCGCTATTGATGATCTTGTGAATTCCGGCATCAACGTAATCAAGAATATATTGCCTGTTGTGAAAAACGTGATGCAGAATCTGGGCGGCGCGGTGAAACAGATTGCGCCCATCATCAGCGAAAACTTAGGCCCGCTACTCGAAGACATACTACCGGTACTCATTGATTCGGTGGCGTCCATCGTGGGCGCTGTGGCAAATGCACTTCCGGAAATCCTGCCCGTGCTGGGCAAGGCGTTTATGCAGATCGTCGACATCCTCAAAGGTATTGACTGGTTGGGCGTCGGGCGCCAACTCTGGGCGTGGATTGCATCGGCCTTTTCTGCAATCGGCGCGTGGGCGTCCGAGAAATTCGGCGAACTTGTCACGGCCATCAAGGCTATTGACTGGGCGGCTGTGGGCGCGAATATCTGGAACTGGATCAAGAATGCGTTCGGGAATGCGTCCGAATGGGCGACGCTCAAATTCATTGAAATCAGCAGGGCCATAAAGGGTATCGACTGGTCGGGCGTCGGAAACACTATTTGGGAATGGATTCAAGGCGCTTTTGCGAATGTGGCAACGTGGTTCACTGATACTTTCGGTGCTGGCGCTACTGCGATATTTGCGGACGTGCCATGGGCGACCGAAGCGGTAAAAATTTGGGACGCCATCAAAGATGCGTTTTCCGGCGTGGTCGATTTCTATAAAACGCTATTCATTTCCGTTAAAGACGCCATCACGGGCGAAATATCGTGGAGCGAGGCTGGTACGGCCATCTTTAATGCGCTTACGTCCGCCTTTAGCGGCATCCTCGAATTCTTCATCACGCTTTTTGCATCGGCGAAAAATGTGATAATGAATATCAACTGGGCGCAAGCCGGAACCATCATTTGGGGTAAAATAACGACTGCGCTTGCGTCAATCGCAACGTGGTTCGGGGACAGGTTCCGCGAGGCAAAAGATGCTATTTATTCGATCGACTGGGCGAAAGCCGGCAGCACCGTTTGGAGCTGGATTAAAGGCGCCATCGCGTTTGCGGTTGACCGGCCCGTGAAATTCTTCAAGGATACGTTCAACAACGCCGTTGAAGCCGTTAAGAAAATCGACTGGGTAGGAATGGGCACAACGATTTGGGACTGGATCAAAGAGCCGTTCGCAAGTGTCGAGACGTGGTTTTCCGACACTTTCAAAGGCGCCGTGAATGCCGTAATCAGGCTCATCAATAAGATGACGGCAAAGGTTCGCGGCGGCATCAACAGCGTGATTGATGGCATCAATTCCGCGCTCACGATCAACATTCCCGCGATTGATGGCCCGTTCGGAATCCATTGGGACGGCTTCAAATGGTCTCCGAACCTCTCGCATGTAACCTTGTGGGATGACATCAAGGAACTTGCGAAAGGCGGCACGCTGCGCGAAGGCGAGCGCGCCATCGTCGGCGAGCACGCGCCCGAATACCTGCGCGTGGTAAATGGGCGAGCGATAGTAACGCCCATTGAGGACGGTTCGCACGGCTGGAGGATGGGCGGCGGCGAGCAGAATATCACCATCAATATCTATCAGCAGCCGGGGCAGAACGCGCAGGAACTCGCAAGCGCGGTGCAGCGGGTGCTGGTGCAGCAACAGCGACAAAGGGCGGTGGCCTATGCGTAACTATTTTACTTTGGGCGGCGTGGATAGCCGCACGTGTGGCGTGTACATCAGCGGGCAGGGGACTTTCAACTCCCCCGCCCGCGAACTTAATTTGATAGCGGTGCCGGGGCGCGATGGGGATTTGATCGGGCTGGAAAAGCGGCTCCAAAACGTCGAACTGACTTATGCGGCTTTCATCTACGCTAATTTTGATTCCAATGTCGCCGCGCTGCGCTCGCTTCTGCTTTCCGATTCCGGGTATAGGCGGCTTACGGACACCTACCACCCGAACGAATTCCGCATGGCGGCCTATCGCGGGCCGCTGACCATTTCACCGACGCGGCGCAATAACGCGGGGCAATTCAATATCGTTTTTCAGTGCATGCCGCAACGCTATTTGATTTCCGGCGAAACCGCGCAGACGTTCACGGCGGCCGGCACCATCACGAATCCGACGTCGTTCCCCGCGCAGCCGCTTTTGCGCGTGTACGGCACCGGCACCGTGGGCATTGGCTCCGACACCATCACGATTTCCAGCGCAGACGGATACACGGATATAGATTGCGCCATGCTGGGCGCGTACAAAGGCGCGG